TTTTATTGGATTAAGCTACGGTCTTGTCAACCGTGACCTTATTGTCGGAAGGTTTTCCGCGATTTTCTCTTCAACAGGTATACCAAGTCCTGCCCCTTTCAGGGGGACCTACTAACTTTATATATAGAGCTTGCCCTTGACTGGGGTTAAGACTATATATATTGTCGTATGTGGTAGGTGGTAAAATAATTTTAAATCATGAAAAGAATCACGAAAAACTTCACTAAGAATCAAAGTATCGCGGTTTTAAGTATTAACTTATTGCCCCGATATATTAAATTATTAGTATGAGTTTTAGCGATTGATTCAAATAGAGGACCTTTCTTTGTACTTGGTGATAGAATTACCACCATGTATAAGAAAAGCGGTTCTTCATTTACTGTTAAGTATCTGAAGGAATGTCTTCGTATCATCCAGAAATTTATTTCTGGTGAGAAGTTGACAACCTCTATGGGAATCCACCTAGGTATTGTCCATGGGTTACCGAAGATCTTACCTCGTGAGTTACGCCTATATATTAGGAATAATTCAGAGAAGGAAATTCGAGTAATCTTGGCTATCATCTCTGTCTTCAGAGTATTAAAATGTGCCCCATCTCTTAAGTTAAACACTATTACAGATAAATTTTCTGGAACTAGTGAATATCTTAATCCGATGGAGGTTAAGTTAGCGATGTCTGAAGTCGTTCAAAACTTCAAACTCGCTGAACCTAGATTTTTAATGCTAAGAAGTGCAGGGCCAAATAGGAATCCTTCAGCTATAGGACTTCCTTTGGATGCATATGCATTCCACAGGAACCCTAAACTGTTGGAGACCTTTAGGCTTCTTGCAGTAGAGATTAATGGTTATAAGATCCTTAGTGCTTTACTTGAGGAGATAAGTATTGTTAAGGATTGATTCCCTTTAAAGGAACCAATCCTAGCAAAGTTATCTTTCTTAAGTGAAGCGGCTGGTAAAGTTCGTGTTGTAGCCATCTTAGATGGTTGAACGCAATCTTTACTTTCAGGTTTACATGATTCGATATCCGAATTGCTTAAAACTATTAAGCAAGACGGAACCTTCGATCAGAGTAAACCCCTAAATGATCTTATGGCCAAGGGACACCTTAGTGTGTTTTCATTTGATCTAAGTGCAGCAACCGATAGGTTACCAGTTAAGTTTCAAATCCAAGTCCTTTCAAACCTTATAGGTTTAAAAGGTGCAAAGATGTGGGCTCAACTGTTAACAGCTAGAGAGTATCTCGCGGTTTCCAAAGAGCATAAAGTTAATCAAAAGTTAACTTATGCTGTTGGGCAACCGATGGGATGCTTATCTAGTTTCGTTATGCTGGCATTATCTCACCATGTCATTGTCCAAATTGCAGCTCGTAGAGCTGGAATTAAACAATGATTTGAAGATTATGCACTCCTTGGTGACGATATAGTTATTGCAAATGTTCAAGTTGCTAATAATTATAAAGCCATCATGGAGTTTCTTGGAATGGAAATTAATCCTCACAAATCATTAACTTCTCAAAAAGGAGTTTGTGAATTTGCAAAAAGATTAATTTCCCCTTCTTCCGAACTAACTCCAATAGGGCCTAAGAATCTTGTTCAAGCTATGAAAAGCCATAACATGATTCCAAGCTTATTTTTGGACATGATCGGAAAAGGAATGAAAATAACTCAAGGGTATTGCGAAGAGAGATTTAGTAAAATTCCTAAAACCTTTGTTAAAGGTCGTAAGAATTTAGCTAAGTCTCTTCTTTGAGCAGTGCAAGGTCCTTTCGGATTTATCAGCTTGGGAACAAGATTAACTTCTGAAACTCAGGCGGTTAATTCGTTTAATCCACTGTGATTAGGTAATCTCCTTGCTCGTATCAGATTTACTATGATACAAATTCATAGTAAACAATGACAAAGCTCAATTAAGGAAATGATGAAGCAACAACATGTTGTTGCTACAGAATGACCAAAATTGAGTGCTCCTGGTTTCAGCCAGTCGCCATTGCTTGATACTTGTAACGGTAGATTGGACTATTGGTTTAGATCCCTTAAGAATATCTGAATAAAACAAGATATTTCTTGAGGTTTGCTTCCATCTTATAAGATGATTAATGAAAAATATTCATTAGCGTTAGATAAGATGTGGGCTGCTAAACCGATAGTCCCTCTTAATCTTACTCATGTTGATATGATGTCTGTTTACCTAGGTAAAGATGTCATACAACCTGAGTTTGATAAAGAGTCCCCTGTAAAGTACATTCTTACAGATTTGTTTGCGGATGTGGACCATTCTCTGATAACTCAGAGAAATGTTTCACGTCCAGCAAATGAATTCTGGAAAGAATTTTCTAAAACAGAGTTTGATAATGGCATGCCTAGCTTGGTTCCTGTTCGTCCAGTAATTTCACCCTACGCCAATATAACAATTGACGATAATGGGAATGAAATTATGACTTTTGATTTCTCTAAGAAAATAACATAAGAGAGGTTAAAAGTTTGGATGGAAAGGTTCCAGTCGCTATACTCAGACAAAGGTGCG